AGTACAACATGTCCCCTTGTCCAAAATACTGGCGTCCTTAAGCACCGAAAAAGTCTTAAAAGTTGGCTGGCCTAAAGCTATTCGGTATCCCGAAAAAGAAGGTGGGGAGTACATAGCTTTTATCGCCGCCCAAAATGAGTATGGTAACCCTTTAAAAAGGATTCCGCCCAGGCCTTTTATGGCACCTGCAGTTGCTTTGAATAAGACAAAATGGCTCGAAATCTTGCGGCGTGGGATAAATAGAACGCTTCAAGGCCGAGATAACATCGAGGGCGTATTAAACCAAGTGGGACGCGCTGCTGCAGATGATGTTAAGCGGGCGATTCGTGCTGTAACTGCTCCAGCTTTATCCCCAGTAACGATAGCTAAGAGAAAAGCACGTTACACGTCGAAAGGTAACAAAAAGAAAATTAACCCCACAACCTTAGAAAAGCCGTTAGTTGACACCGGTATTATGCTCCGTTCCGTCACCCACGCTGTGGAGGAAGAATAATGAGTATGATCCCAGGTCAAAATCTGTTAAGAATGGCATCTACTATGATCGTTCAACAGAATTTAAGCTACTATCAAGCCGAAAATCGTACCTTAAACTCGATCGGTCAATACGTCACTACTTTTGCACCCCCAATTAGAATGCGTGGAAATTGGCAGCCCGTACCAAGACAGTTATATGAAGTCTATGGACTCGACCTACAAAAAGACTATTACACCTTCTATACTTCAAATAATGTACTGGACTTAGATCGTGACATTACGGCAGACCAATTAGCCTTCAACGGGGAACTGTTCCAGGTGGAAAGCGACAATGATTGGTTCGCTCTAGACGGTTGGAAAGGGGTCTTGTGTGTCCATATTGGAGCAGATGATGCCCAGCCTAATATCTTTGGTTTCGGTACAAAACCGGCAACAAACACATATTTAAATTTTGGATTTAGTAATTTTTTAGGGTCGGATGAAAATTGAGCCAAACTGATAACTCTCTAATACAGCTGTTTTTACCCATTATTCAAGCGGGGCTAATCGCTGACGGCTTTAATAATGTGGTTGTTCAGCAGGCCAATCAGCCAACGCAACAGGGTGTGCCTACGGCTCCCACTGTTTATTTTTATAAGCTTTACGACAAGAGATATGGATTCCTAGGCCGCAAAGACGTATGGAACAGCAACACCAATAAAATGGATCATCATGAGTCCCAATACTATGAAACGAGCTTCAGATTTCAAGCCTTGGTTCGACAAAACCCAAAATACCCAACCTATACCGCTTCGGATCTAATCAATGAAGTAGCCTGCATTCTTCAGAGCGATAACACGCTTTTTGCGCTAAACGCTCAAGGTGTGGGGGTGCTTAGGATAACCGATATCGCCAATCCGTACTTTACGGATGACAGAGATAATTTTGAGGCCATCCCCTCTTTTGACTTTACTATGCTATATTTAAACGACCGGTTCTCGCTGACACCTATCGTCAACACGTACCAGTACGGTATTTACCCTGTTTGAGGAAACATAAATGTCCATTAGTATAACTCGTTATGTCTCGATTACGTCAGGTGTTGGAGCAGGTACCGTAGTACCGACCCGAGAGTTGGTAGCTCGCATATTTACGGCTAATGATCTCTTGCCTCCTAAAAGTTTTGTGTCCTTTGATAGCGCGCCAGCAGTTGGGGCTTATTTTGGCACCCAATCAGAAGAATACTATCGCGCAGTTTTTTACTTCAGTTTCATTAGTAAGAGTATTACTTCGCCAGAGTCTATCCAATTTGCTCGATGGGTAAACGCTGCTGTGGCTCCACGTATTTACTCGATAGGTAATACGGCTCCCGATTATAATAACTGGACGAGTATTAATGATGGGTCTTTCATTCTTACGATGGGAAGCTCCACCTTCACTTTGAGCTCTTTAGATTTTACTGCCGTGGCGTCCTTGACGGATGTGGCTTCGGTTGTACAAACCGCAATCCGCGCCGAAATTGGTGGCGGGGCGTTGTGGACATCCGCGACTGTCACTTATAACAGCCTAACGGGCGGTTTTGATTTAGTTGGGGGCGCTACTGGCGCAGCTGCCATTTCTGTGGCCGCACCTCTCAGCGGTTTTGATATCACTGTCGCTGCTTTCTTAG